ATCCTCACTATAAGTAATAAGATTAGTAGAAGTAGGCTCTAACAATATATGACCATTCTCTCCATTACTATCATAGTTTATTCTAGCTAAATCTACATCTTCACTAAATGTAATGTCTTTTACTGATATGTTGTCTATATAACCTCTAGTTGGCGTTACATTTCTTCTGAATACCAATGCAGTTAAATCAGCTTCAAATATATGCTCTACCGTAGTGTCGCTAGATGTTATTAATAAATTACTTCCTGTTCCACTTTCAAATCTAATCGTTCCTGTTGTTACATTAGCATCAAAAGTCATTTTGTAAATTCTGCCAACAGTTAATAAACCTTGTTGTTGTGCGTTATTTTCGCCATCGTCAGTATCAAAGTTTAAATGTCCATCTGCTATGTTCCAACCTGTACCCAAAACCCAATCACTATCTGTATCAAACGTACCATTAGTAACTAATTCAGGGTCAGTAATACTCTGCATATCTTGTACTAAACCATCAGAGTTTATTCTTGTAGCACTACTTGCTCTATCGAAGTCAAAGTCTGATGATACATCTACTATTGATATGTTGTTAACAAACATAGATGGGCTACCTGATGGAGCTAAATAAAAACTAAAACTTGTAGAAGAACTTGTAGCAATAACATAGTATTCCTTAGAACCTGATGTAGTAAAGACAGGTATTGTAACTCCTCCAAACGTAGCGTTAGCAATTCCACTAATAGTAACGTCAAAAGTAAACTTATACGTTGCCCCTATTATTGTATTTTCATTAAGGCTTCCGTTTAAGCCTTCACCTGAACCATTATTTGTAAATCCACCACTACCATCAGCAGTCCAATTAGTACCACTTAAACTTGATACGTCCAAAAGTTCATCACCTGTATAAGTCTTTACAGAGTGTACCCTTGCATCACTTGTTGCAGTAGGAGTAAGTAATATAGTAGCTTTGTCTAGTACATCAGCATCATCTATATCGGTAATTATATTTCTAGTATCTATTAGGTTCTCACTATAAGTACCTCTAATAGATAACTCTTGTATCAAACGACCTATGGCATCGCCTAGTAGTTTTCTACCTACACTTAATGCTAAACCTAATCCTAACATATATTAGTTGTTATATCCTATTGCTACTCCACTTGTTAAAGTGATACCTGTAATGTTCATAAATAATACTGTACCTGCTGGTATAGTAGTTGCTAATGCTGATGGATTAGCACTTGAACCATCTAAGTTACCTGCTGTAATAGAAGCAATTACACACTCTGTTACAAAGTGTACTGCGTAAAAATCTGCACCTGTTACTGCTGATGTAGTAATTATTCTTGTTTTACCTTTCTTACCTAATTGCTCGTTTAATAAATCTGTTGTATTTTTTACTGCCATTTTATATATTTATTATAATTTTTAAATGTCTGATATAGATTGAATTTGTTTTTTTAAATCTTCTGCTTCTTTTTTAGCTTTTTCAAAATAATTGACAGGTACATCAATTAAAGATTTTGGAAGTCCTATTTCTTTTGCTGCTTTTACATACTTATTAACTAATTGTTCTGTTTTTTGCACAAGTTTTATATTATCTGCTGAACTATTTTTACCATCATCTATTAATTTTCTTAATGTTGGTATTTCTTTTTTTAATATCTTTAATATATCATTAACACCTTGTGAGTTAAAAATAATTTCATCAACATTTTTTTTAATATCTTCATTTAATGCTAACTCTACCTTTTCTGCTTTTAGCGTAATTCTATCTAATTCGCTTTTTGCTTTATTTTCAAAGTTTAAATCCATTATATACTTATGTATTGTGTGTTACTATTTGTTGTATTCTTATTGCTTGTTGGTGTGTATTGAGTATACGATACCTCTGTTACACTAGCATCTTTTACTAATGCCTTACCTCGTTCTATAATCCTTGCATCAGTTAATGTACTATCATCAGTTAAATCGTTAGTAGTAACTTGATAAATTACATAAGTATAGAACCCCTCTGCACCTAAACTAATATCTGTACCCTCTGTAAAGTCTACTTTGCTATGTCTAGGCTCAACAGTTTCAGTAGGATTAACAAAATAGCTTTGTTTAGTCATATCATTGGTAAACTTAATAAATATATATGGACTGCTAGTCAATCTTTTCTTACTTGTAAGATTAAAGTATAACTCGTTTGCTACTCCTTTATTTATTACCACCATAATATAAAATATAAAAAACTATGTTTTATTTACAATTAGTCAAAAAAAAAGTGGGATAAACCCACCTTTTTCTTAAATTATATTGATAATTACGATACAGTTACTGTAAAATCTGCATTATCGAAAGGTGTAGTAGTATAGTCTGCAACTACTAAAGCTGGACTATCTTCCATACCTACGAAAGTTAAATCGTAACCATTCATATCACCAAATGCTACACCACTATTAGCAGTACCTGTTGTAAGTTCCATACCATTAGTAACACCTAAGCAAAAGATAACTCTCTTACCAGCAGAGTTAGTACCATTTGTTTCAACAAATACTAATAATCTGTTTTGTGCTAATAATTTAATTTCGTTTTGGTCTGCTACACTTAGTTTGTGTAGTTTTACATTTACTGATGGCTCATAAAATACCGTACCATTTTCAGCACTTGCAGTTACTGTTTCAGTAAATGAAGCAGTACCCCTTACTACGTTGTATTTAAACAAGTCCGTAGTAATATCCAAGTCAGAAACAGAACCAGCACTATGAGTTACAGTAGCATCTTCTAATTGACAGAAATAAACTGCTCTTACACCACCGATGATGTCTTTACAATCTAATGCTCTACCTGTTGTTAATTCACAAGCCATATTCTTTGTGTTTTATTAGTTAAGGGGGGTTTTCACCCCCCTGTACTTATTTTAATTATGATTGGTGTACGATGTCTGCACCAATTCCATGCTGAACTCCACCTGTAAACTTAGCTACAACTCTGATGTTATCAGAACCATCTAAGTCAGCCATATCTAACATACGAATTTCAGAGTGGTCAGAGATTAAATCTGTACCAAAGAATAAGTTAGATTTTTGAGCAGCTACCATTTGGTTGTCAGGCATACCTTGACAAACTGCAATCTTAACACCCTCAAATTCAGGAGTGTATTGACCCATATGATTGAAAGGGAATGCAGATAAAGCAGAGATAGCAGAAATATAGAAACGATAAGTTTTAGCGTTCATATAGATATACAAATCTTCTTTAGTGTAAACTTGTGCTGGAATAGCAGCTACTAAACCTTGTATGTTAGCAATTACATTACTAGCATCATAAGCAGCAGAGGCACTATCAGTACCTACTGATGCATCACCAGCAAATAAACCTGTACTAGCAGTCAAGAAACCCTCGAACTGACCTGTTGTAGCATCTGCACCACTCCAAATAGAACTCTCTACTGCATCAGCAATAGTTCCACTTAGATAAGACATAACAAATGCAGTAAAGTCACCTGACATATCTCTGTTGTGCGCACCAGCTCTCATTTGAGCAGCTTGCCAATCAGCAAGTAGGTCTTTTTTACAAAGGTCTACATTGATTTGTAATTCTTTAGGGTCTAATACTCTTTCTGTTAAAGTTAGTGTACCACTATCAGTAAAATCACAAGATGCGTTTCTTACTAAATCAGCACCAGCAACTTTAGTGATGTTTCTTTTAGTTTTTACATTCTCTAATACGTTTAAGTATTCAAGAGATGTAGCAGATTTCAACGCAGCAGCAATATACTGACCAGCGTGTTCACCTGAATAGTTTGAAGTTATTGAAAAACTCATTTTTTAATTATTTATTAAGGTTATACATATATTTTTCTTGAGCAGACAACTTCATATAGTCTGCTTTGCTTAATTCAATTCTAGGAGTAGTGTTAGCAGCAAACTTTCGTGCCTTTACAGGCTCTGCGCTAGGCTCACTACCTAAATCTTCAACTTGCTTAGATAACTCAAGGTTTTCGTTTTGCAAATCAACGATATTCTCATCTTTTGCTAAGTTCTCACCTCTTAACTCATCTAATTCAGCTTTGATTGTGTTAAGTTCGCTAGTAACATTTTCTAGTAATTCTCTTACTACGTTACCAACTTCTTCGAGCATAGTTTCATCAGTAGTAGTTTCTTCTTCCATTTCTACTTCTTCTGTTTCTTCTTCTTGCTCAACTTCTTCTTCTTCTTTAGCAGATACCTCTAATACTACACCATTCTCATCAGTAGAGAACTCTGTACCATCTTCTAAAGAGTAAGTACCTTGTGGCATTGGAGTTTGCTCACCATCTTCTGATAAGATGTTAAGTACTACACCCTCTGCTAACTCATCTGCTTCTGATACTACGATAGTACCATCTGCTAATTTGGCTTCGTAAGCTAATTTTACTTCTTGTTCTTCGGTATCTATACCTAAAGCAACTTTTATACGTTCTTTTAAATCCATAGTTATTTAATTATATTATCTGTATTGTCCAGCGTTAAGTTCTTTTATCCAATATTCAGCAGTATTTTCGTAACCTTTTAAAACATTTACCTTACCACTAATTTCATTACCTAAATCTATACCTAGTTCTTTAGCTTGTTTTTCTATTTTTTTAGCAACATCAATAGCTTCACTAGATACTCTTAATAGTTTTAAAAAATCGTTATCTACTTCTAGTACAATTTTTCTTAATTTACCTAAACCATTGTTTTCAGCAATCGCACTAGCTTTTTGTGCTTCTTTAAACATTTTGTCAAAATCTGCTATACTAGCCAACTCAACTTTTTCAGCTTTCTTAAACTTACTAAGTTCGTTGTAAAATTTATTCTCCATAATATAAAATATAAATAAGTTTGTTTTGTTTTATTTTGTGTCTATTTTATCTAATTTTCTTATAGCCCAATTAATACCACTATCGCCTCCCCAAGCATCGTACATCAAACCACCACAACCCTCTGAATAGGGTACATCTTTATGTTGTTCGTGTCTTTTAAAACTTGCCATACGTGCTATGGTATCTCTGCTTATAGGCTTTCTATCTGCTAGTTGTCTTGCTCTTGTCCAGCCTACTTGTGTACCACAGTCACTACCATTTTCTTCTTTCCACTCTATTGCTCTCTTAGCGTTGCTAGTAGCACCTTTAGGATAGTCAGTATAACTTTCTAATTCTACTTCTGCTTCAATAGGTACGCAGTTAGGTACTTTACGACCATCTTTTATCTTATGTCCTATTGGCTCGTACCCCTCTTGACAAGGATTAGGTGTAATTAAGTCAGTATCAAAACACCCACAATCTTCTTCTAAGATAGTTGCTAGTGTGTCTAGTATCTCGTGGTCAGAACAAGGCATATATACTGTATTACCCTCTAATTCGTGTTCGTGGTAACCCTCGCAACCTAACTCTTTAGCAACCTCAACTGCATCTTCTATATTGTCAAATACAGGGAAGCCATCTATCTCGCCTACTTGTGCGTACTTCTTTTTCTTTTTCTTTTTCTTATCAGTCTTAGCTAGTGTTTCCATCTTATCGACAAAGTAACCCTCTATACTTAAACCTTTCAACTCGCCACTCTTGATACGTTCCCAAACCTCATCGTTGTTTACTCGCATAGATACAAACCAAGTACCCTTTGGCAATTCATAGCCATATAAGTTACTCTTATCGTTTTTGCTATCTTCTACTATCCAACTCTCTACTGTATGCACTCCTGTAACCTTTTCTTCGTGTTGTAAGGTCGCATTGTTAGTGTTTTGGTGCTTCATATACGCTTCAGCAGCCTTACGTACTGTATCAGCAGTAAAATACACATAGTAGTTTCTATCTTTGTTAGCATCGTACCTGTATATCTGTTTGTAAGGTATAAGTGCTGGACTTACTAGCAGTCTTTCTTCTTCGTTTACCTTAGCAAGTGTTAAGTTGCTCTCTATGTCGTTAAAATATACAAAGTCAGTTTCTATTGCTGGACTTGTTACCAAAGATATAGCATCTATTGCTAGTTCTTCGTTATTCTCATCTACAATCAGTTCTACGATGTCATAAGTATCGTGTGCTTTCTCGCACTCTTGTAGGGTGTCGTATTTACATTCACCATCACCCCATTTATACTTTCCGTTATCACATTCTTTACAAGGCATAATCTTATTTTTAAATTGTTGCTTTTCTTCTTATTTTACTTAATTTATCTTGTTGCTTAGTCATATCATCAGCTACTACAAAGGCTTTTACAACTCCCATAGTCGTACCTCCTACACCCTCGCCACTTGCGAATGACCTACCACCACCAGCTTCGTTAATTGCGCTTAGAAGTGGTTTAAACATTCTTGTACTACGTGCATTTATTACACTTTCGCCCTTAGATAGTCTTGCACTAACACTATCACTCGTTCCTGTACCATAACCACCTACTAAACCACCTTGTGCAAATTGTGGCTCTTGTACTGATAGTATCTTATTTATGTTTTGCAAACCAGCAGCAAGTGTTGTAGCAGCTAATACAAAGTTTAATGGTGGTGGACTACTTGCAATAGCTTCTGATACACCTTGATAAGTGTTTATTGTTGCTTGTGCTACTGCTGCTGCTTTACCAGCATTAGTTTCTTCGCCCATTATTTGTTTTATATTCTCTAAACTAGCGTTAGCAGTATCTAAGTCTGCCATAGCTTGTTGTCTGCGTATCTCATTAATGGCTTTAGCTTTCTGTTCTTCTAATGCAGTAATATCAGTACCACTTTTTTCGGCTAATCTAAATAGTTCATCATACTGTTGCTCTACTTCTATTAACTCTCTTTCTCTTTCGCTTACACCCTCTAATGCTAATTCCTTCTTTACATCTTGTAACTCTCTTTGTAAAGATACTTGATTAGTAAGTTGTTCTGATTGAAAGCCTGTTATTTGTGCTTCAATAGCTAGTAACTCGTTTTGTGCTTCTGTAAGTGCTATTAAGTTTTCTTGATTTTGTAATTTATCGTATTCAATTTGTGCAGCCTTAACTTGTATTTGTTGCAAAGCTAACATCTGTTTTGCTTGTTCTTCTAATATTACACCAAGTTCTTCATTAGCCTTTATTCTATCTTCAAAAGTTTGGTTTTCATCATCTCTTACTTGCCTTAACTTCTCTGCTTGTCTATCATAACTCTCTATAAGACCTTGTATCTTAACTTGTGATAGTTCGGCTTGTTTTTGTAGTGCTACATTAGCCTTAGCACTATTTATAGTTTCTTTAGTATAATCTACTACTGCTTCCGTTACCTCGTTAAATGTTTCTGCTATCTTAGTAGTGCTATCATCAACACCTGTAACTACATCGACCATTTCTTTACCAGCTTCCTTAATGGTTACACCAGCTTCCTTAAATTTACCTGCAACTAACAAACTAATAGTGTTGGCAAGTAAACCAGCTACCTCTATTGCACTATTAAAGCGTTCTATTAAATTATCTTTAATTGCATTACCCAATGACTTCAAATTCTCAACAGGGTTCTCAAAAACGTCTTTAAAGAAGTCTGCAACCTTACCAAAGTTATTGAATACAAAGTTTACAAAGTCATTGATAGCTATACTTGTAGCCTCAAATGCAGTATTAAAGAAGTCAGCAGTCTTTTGGTTCTTCATAAAGATTTCACTAAGCATCTCAAATGCTTTAAGTGCTAAACCAATACCAGCAGCCTTTAATGCTACTCCTACACCCTTAATACCATCTCTAATACCTGTTGTGGCTTTTGCAGTAGTCTTACTTGCTTCACCTATGTCTTGTACCGATGATTTGACTTGCTCTAAGTTTTTCTTAGCATCGCCAACATCGGCTTTTAGTTCCATTATTACTTCACTCCTATCTGCCATTTTCCTAGTATTATCTCGTTAAAATCTGTTTTATCTTTATACTTAGTTATCATAGGTAGTACATCTTTAAATGCACTAAACCCTACTGCGATAACATCGCCCATTAGTTTTAGTTCTATTACCTTATCCATATCTTACTTCTGTTACTCTTAATATTACTGTCCAATATGCAGTGTGTCCACTTTCGCCTGTTACATCTACTGATATGTGGTCTGCATCGTGTGTATGTGCAGAAAAATTAATATCATAATCTAATGCACTATCTCTAATTGTTGTGCTTTTTTGATGTCCTACTTCTGTTAATGTATTATTAACATATTTATATGTAGCGTGTCCATAATTTGTCCAAACTTCATTACTTGCTGTATTTAACGCTACTGCTGTATAATCAATAGCAAAGCCACTTTCATAATCTGTATTAATATATAATCTTGCGCCACTATGTCCACCTAAATATATTTCTGTTTCTACATCATCAGTTGTTGTTGCATCAAATTGATAAAAACTAAATTTTGCTCTATTAGCTATCTTAGATGCACTATATGATAATTCTGCAAAGTTCTCTGCGTATGCGTTCTTACCTATTGCAGTTGCATTATCAGCGTTCTTTTGTATTAGGTTTCTAAAGCCTAATGCTACATTGTTAATACCACTTGTAATTTTATTACCTATACCTATTGCAAAGTTACCATCGCCTTTAAGTATATTGCCTTTAGCTTTATTCTTATCGCTATCAGGCTTAGTAGTAGTGTCGTAGCAATAACATACACTATTACGAAACTTGAAGCCATAGCCTAAACAATCTTGCTCTGAACCATCAGTAGTACCTGTACCTTTGTCATCTACAAATAATACTTTACCATTCTTATCTATGCTACTTATTTTTCTCATATTCTAAGTAATTCTACTTTTGCTAAATTATTCCTATCTGTATTATACTCTATCTTGTTCACTCGATAATGCTGGTCTTTGACTTTTACTAAATCACCAAAGCTAAAATTATAAATATCTGTTGGCTTTAGGTTAAATTCTGCTTTTAATATTAGACCATCAGTAACATTAAACTTCTCATCTATATAATCAGACCAAAAGAAATTATATAAAGTCCTAGTAGGTATATTTCCTAGTGTTGGTGTATATATAGGATTGGTAAAGCCAAACAATAAAGAATACGAGTTTGATGCTACTTGTGGTAATGGTGGGTTGTTGTCAGCACTACCAAAATATTGTGTACCATTATTTATAAATTGATAACCAGCACCAAAAATTTCGCCTGTATCATCTTGCACTACTAAATCTATATCATAGCCAAGAGGATTTTTAAATATTAATCTAGGTGCATTGTCAAAGGCTTCTAGTTCTTCACCATTATCGGTAGCTATGTGTTGTAAATTTATATTGCTATTGTCTAGTTGTTTAGTAAAAGGTGCTGCAAATACACTTAACTCTATTGTATTTACCTCATCACTATCCACATCAAACTCTAATACTTGACTACCATACTCTGTATTGTGTGCGTTCTTATATCTCTCGTGGTAATAGTCATCGCTATCTTCTGCGTGTTTAAACTCTATGCGCTTAGGTATCTCGATAGGCTCTATTACAAACTCGTTAGCGTTTATTTTCTTTGTCCAATCTAATACATTGTTAGTAGTGAAGTTATAGTAAGGCTCTATCTTTAGTAAATTGTTTTGTTTACTTTCTAAAGTCAGATTAAATGCAGTAACTACATCTTTCAGTATATCAGCTAACTTAATATCACCTCTATTGGCTTTTATCTTGCTGCTAGTAGATACATCTAATATGTTCAATGTTAAACTAGCATCTGCATTAGCTACCATTAACTCTGCTAAAGGTGCTACCCATTGTAAAGTAACTGTATCACCATTGGCTACAAATACACTACCTGTAAAAGTCTTTGTTTCTACTGTTGGGTTACCAAGTGCTATGGCTTCATTTATAAAGTGTTGCCCTAAATTTTCATCATTAGCATATAATCTCAATATACCATATTGAAAATCATTTTCGTTATATATCTTTACTGTGTATTCTATGTTTAAGTAACAATCATAAGGTGCAGTAAATACACTTGTATCGTGATTAAAGTTACCATCAGTATCGCCACTTTCGTTTACAAAGTCTATAACTGTTGCACCCTCTATACTAGAACCTATATTAGTACCATTGTTTACACCTACACTATCTGTACCACTACCGATTGTTGCAGTAATTGTACTATCAGTAAAATCGCTGCTATTATCGTGCCTACCTATGTCAAAGAATATATCTTTAAAATAGTCAGTTTCAAAGAAACCACTATCATAGCTAAATCCAGCATAATCAAATATCTTATCTATAATATATTTAAGGCTTATGTTTAGTATATAGTTGTCTTGATAGCTACGCATATATAAATTTTCAGCATCTACATATATTTGCCCATCATTTATTAATGGATAGAAAACCTTATCAGTAGTACCACCAGCACTTAATGCAGTTAATCCTGCCCAACTTAATATAATATTTAATGGTGTTAGTTCGTGGTCTATATCTGTAAAGTCTAAATCGTTTATAGTAGCATCTGCAAGGGTTTCTATAATATTAGCTACATCATTAAACAACACTACATTGTATGTAACTTCTGTATCTTTATCTACGACATTTAAAAGCCTTAAAAAACCCTCTAATACTAATACATCATCGCTATACAAAAATGCTTTAACATTCTTATATACGTTAAAATTAGTCTTGTATCTATCTACATTGTAGTAATGCTCAAAGAACTTGTTGTTACGCTTAGTAGCTGGTAAGTTAAAGTCTTTCGAATATGATGCGTTCTTACTTTCTATATCTCTAACATCATCTACTTGTAATGTTAGGTTAATATTCTCATTACCAAACGTATCTAACTCTTGCAACTCATTAGTTGCTTGATTTTGCACTACTAATCTTATCATAGTCTTTGTACTCTTGTGTTATGACCTTTCTCTATTGTTATAATATACTGCTTTAACATATCATTAGCAGTAGTTTGCTTTATGTATTCTTGCTCGTTTATTACAACAGGCTCAAACGTGCTACCTGTCTGCATATACACATCAGGACTTAAAAACAATTCCTCTAATATCTCTGCTTCATCTTCTGTAATAAAGTCTGTATTAGCTTCTATCGTTTCTATTGCGTTTACATTAAATGCTCTTGTACCACCATCATAAGTACCTTGATTGTAATAGTCAGCGTTGAAAGCATCACCAGCAGAAGTGGTTGCATAACGTGGTATAGTACCATAGTTTTGTTTTATAGCAGTCTTATTTATTTGTGTCTTTCTTACTGACTTCTTAGTAAAGTTGTAGTAATCCCAAGCACCTAGACTATTTAGAAATGCTAACCTAATAGTTTCATAGCCTTTGCAGTCTGCATCTTGTATAGTAAAATAGTAAACTTTACTAACAGATGCGTTTACATTTAGTGCAGTTACAGTATAGTAAGCTACGTTATTAAGGCTAACCCCTAATTGTGTTAATTGAGCAGTACCACAGCCAAAGTATAATAAACCCTCGTCTGTATTGTTTGTTCCTGTAAAAATGTTAGCAGTAATATCTGAACCGAATGGCGCACCACCATTTAGTGTAGTGTTATCTACATATTGAGTGCCTAACATAGTATCTGAACTATCATAGGTTCTAATTCTAATTCTAGTTACTTCACTATCTAAGTAATGCTTACCATTTAAAAAAGCCATCGTGTGATATTGTCCAGCTTGTATTTTCTGACCTGATAAACCTGTACCAGCAAAGTTTTGTGGGAACTTAGTTAAAAATTTCTTAGTACCCCCTGTTAGTAGATAATCACTAAAATCTTCTGTACTATAACCAGCATTGTGCTGTAATACTGAATTAAAAAAGTTAAAATTAACATCTGTACCAATAGAAAACTCTTGTATGGTAGTACCACTACTATTAGTATATTCATATCCCCCTAAGCAAGTGCAATTATTAAGATTGTTTCTATTTCTTGCATACTTGTCTATCTGATGTATAGCGTGGTTGTTTTCATACATTGTGTCAGTATTGAATGTACTATTTACAAAGTCTAAATCATAACCACTCTTATCAGTTTCTGTATAATCTTGCAATATAGATGATATTCTAAATAATGCTTTATCATTACTATCAGTAGGTGCTTTAAGTGTTGCTACTGTTTGAGCATTAATTGATACTACACAAATATATTTCAAGTTAGATATTACACCAGCTACTTGTTGATTAAATAATATTGGTGGTATATCTTCTGCATATATTACTATATCTGAATAAGCTGGAGCAAGGTATTGTGCGTTGCCTTGCATTGTTGTTCTTAAATTTACTGCCATTATTCTATTTCTTTACTTACAAATTTTAAAAATTGTTGTGTGTCTTGTGCATATGCCTTAATAAAGTCTTTAGGTAAATCTCTGTAAGCTACGTTAAAAGCATCAGTAAAGAAGTTAGTAGGCTTAACGCCATATAACTTTATATTCCTAGCTATGCTATATACTAAACTCTTGCGTGGTATAAACCTACCCTTTTTATCTCTAACACCTTGTATGCCTTTGCGTACTGCCCACTTGTCTATAACTCCTGATGGTGGCTGCTTGTTAGAGTACTTGTAAGGAGAGTTAGGAGCTTTAGCACTTGACTTACTACCCTTAACCCCTTTATCTACAAACTTAGCGTAACCCTCTGCAACAAAAGACATATCTACTGCACCACTAGGATAAACCTTGATAAAGTACCCTAGACTACTACCTAAATCGCCACTAGCATTTTTGCCCTTAGCGTTTAATATACCTCTAGCAGTCTGTACTACCTTTCTTCCAAAGGTGTCTAATACTTTATCTACGTTACTCATTATGCAGTTGCTACTACTAATTCTACGTCTGCACCACCTGATGCGTTATGAACATATATAATCTCTATATCATCAACAGTAGTAATAGCTGCTTTACTTGTAGAACCACTTAATTTACTATCAAACATTTGAAAAGATGCACCAGCTTCTAACTCTATTGCTGCTGCTTCATTATCACCAGCGATAGTTACTATAACTGCATTGGTATCATCTAAGTTAGTCAATCTAATATACTTTAAATCATCTGTATCGTAAGCATCGTTAGTAACTGTATCTAAAAACTCTGCTATGCTATGTGATGCACCAGCAGTAATAGTAAATTGTCTTTTAGAATAGTTACCAATACTTGCTATACTCTTAGTAATTGTTTGGTCGTAAGTTGTGCCACCTAACGTGATTTCTTCTTTTATCTGAACCGTTAATGTAGCTGGTGTAATTGTTGTTGCCATTTTTTAATTTTTTTTCTTTATTATATATTATTATTATATTACTATTATATATCTATATATATATATTATATAGTGTATATATTCTTGTTTGTGTCCTTTTGTTGTTACGCAAATCGTGTAACCCACTCACTCTTAGATAGTTAGCGTTTTTACTCATAAGCAACATCTCCACTGCATTGACTTGCGTTAAATCCTACCTCTATACTGATACTAGCAGTCCAGCCACTAACCTCATTATCGAACCTCTCTGTAAAAGGCTCACAACTAACACTAGGACTTATAGCTACTTCTGTTTGGAAGTCAGGTATGCGTTCAAACGATGCAGTTTGATTTTTAAGCAAACTAATTACATCGCCAATAGTTTCTAGCGTATCACTAAGTACATCTCTCTCATTACTCTCATCTTTGCTTACTAAGTCCATAACTATAAACTGAAAGTTATATGTTAATGTGTGTTGTGCAAAGTTAGCAGTAGCAGTAGAAACGTGAAGTAGTGGGTATGTAGTTTCTGTTAAGTCAATCTCAAATATATCGCCTATTGTAGTGGTTTGTATTTGTGTATGACTACTACCTATTTCTTCAAATATCCTATAAAGCATTTGAAGTGTTACGTTTTTAATCTCTGTTCCTGTCGTTAGTATCATCTTCTATTCTGTATGTGTGTTAAATCTTTTTGGTACGCTAAGAAGTTAAAGCATTCGTTTACCGATAACTCTAACACCTCATCAAATTTTAATATATCGCCATTAGCTAAATTATAAATTAAACTGTACCAGCCGTACTTTTCGTTAAATTGTTCTTCTTCTGTCTTAAAAGTTTGCGCCTCTCTCTCCTCGACAGGTTCTTTGAATAAACTTGCGTAGTGGCTATGTAATCCGTTGCGATAGTCAAAAAAAAACTAGCAGCACCATTTACAGTATCTACACTTAGATTATCTCTAAATATCTCTGCTCTTTTCTTAGCAGTTCTAAAGTCATATTCCTCTACCTTGTACTTATCGCCTTTTTGTTCTATGATAGGTCTGTATAAGATAGCCATTACACTATCCATAGCACTCCAACCATCTCCAAGTTTATTATCTAAATCTACAAACTCTTTTAGCTTTAGTTCGTGTAAGTTAGGGTGGAAGCCATAATCTATACCATCAATCGTTATAATTAGGTTGAGGTCTTTATTAGCTTCGTTGTCCATTAGCTTTGCTAGTTGTTCCATTACTGCATCTATATCTGACTTCTTACAACCTTGTAATAGTTTCTTAGGTGCATTAGTAAAAGCACTAATAGTAGCTATCGTTTTCTCTAACTCATCTTCAACACCATCTACACTTAACATAAAGTCCATATACTTACCAAGAGATACTTGCGACCAGCTTGTCGGTATAGAGTAATTTGTGTTGTTAATAACTAAATCCATACTATAAAATATAAAAGTTTAAAATTGAGTATAATTGCAAAGTTTTTGATTAAAAATTGTTTTATTTTGTAAAGGAGTAGCCAACGGACGCCCGAGTGCTGCTCCTTTTTTTTATTGCACATAGTAAACACCTTGTGGTTTTAGTTCATAGTACATTCGCATAGCTAAAGCATCACTAAAGTCAGGAGAACGACCAATAGCACTTTTAACCTCATCTTTACTTATCAGTTGTAGCTTTGTGTCCTTATCAAAGTTCTTACGCCTTACTTGCTCTAATTCTTGTATAATATAATTCTTGTGGGTTATATTAGTGCAGTTAATATACACCTTAGACTTATTTAGAGCCTCGCTAAGAGCATAATAGCATTGTGTCTTAAGGTTGATATAGTTTTCTTTTTTAAGTGCCTTAGAATTGTTTACAAAGCCTTTACATCTCAATATATCCTTAACACCACCACCTACACCATCATCATCGACTATAATATTACCTAGTGATACGTTGTAGTTTCTCTGTATTGTGCGTATCTCATCTGCTGCTTGTGTAATACTATTAGTGTCTAGCACCTTAAAATACTCGGCTCTTAGTCCATTCCAATAGATTATTACTGTCTTATCTTTACCAAACCTTGCGATGTCAGCAGTTATGTAACCTGTACCACTAGGAGTGTCTTGTAATTCAAATGCACCTAGTATAGCGTTGTAGTTTATTAGCTTATCTTCGCTATCGTCATACTCCCAATTACCATATAGTAGTCGTTGCTTACTTATGTGGTCGAGTTTCTCTAGCTGGTCTTTGTAGTGCTTAGATATATGCCTATTATCGGTTACTAACGATTGTATAAACTTCCGATATTTAGGTAGCCTATTCTCTTTGTGTGGTTTGTAGAACGTACTATATACCCATTCTTTACTAGGGTTGCAAGTCATAAGAACCTTTGGTATTAGATTGTATTGGTCTAGCTTGTATCTTATCCTACTGCTTACTATCTGTTTAGCTTTCTCTGTTATTTGGTTGCACTCATCTATAAATGCAGCAGTAAGTTCTAATGAACCTAGACTATCAAAGTTCCTATCTGATGGGTATTGGAATAAGTCTTTTAGTATAACCTCTGAACCATTGTAAAACGTTATGATGTTACTTGATGCGTTGTATTTGTAATGTGTGTTGGCTTCTATCCCCCATTGACTACATACATCAAAGAAAGTGTTTAGTGTTGTTTTCTTTAGGCTGTCTAGCTTACTACGACCTATCATACATCTTATACCATCGTGTGAAGTGCATAACCATATAATCCAAGCACAACCCAAGAAACTCTTACCACCACCAGCAGCACCACCATACAGTACTTCTGTTGTGGTCTTGTCTGTTAGGTAGTCAATCGCTAACCATTGTTTATCCGTTAGTTTCGCTTTCATCATCTCGCATTAGAGTTATTGTAATAGGCTTAAACTCTCCCGATATATCTAACTCTTGTTTCTCTACATAACCTCTTTTCTTGCCTTTAGTCTTTAGGTAGAATATAGTGGCTTGTGTTTTACCTTTGCCTATCTGTTTGTGTAGTTGGCTTTCTGCAAAGTCTATCGCTACATCATCAATACTCTTAACTGCTAACTTATATGCTTCATCTTCTTTGAGCCATCTATAATGTGTTTCCCTTGTAATATTAACTAACTTACAAGCTGATGTAACTACTCCCAATGTTTTCTCTAATGCTTCTAGCATCGCTATCTTACCTTTTTCTGTTCTATCTTGCATAGGTGTCATATTTTGTAATTATTTACCACACAAGGCACATACTATTTTGTCCTTTGGTTGTGGTTCGTTTTCTTCATCAAAGCTATTTATTATATCATCTTCATTAAGCCATACATCTAATCCCCAATCTTCTAACTCTACACTATCCCATTCATTAGCTAGTATATCCCAATCCCAATCGCCAAAGCCTAAATTATCTTTTATTATAAACTCATTCTCTTGTTCTTTAGTAATATGCTCTGCAACTATTACAGGCACTTCTTTGTACCCTAATTCTACTAATGCTTTATATCTCATATTACCACCTAGTATAATACCATCTTCATTTATTACTATCGGTCTTAGTTCTAGCATTTGTGGGAAGTCTTGTATTGACTTCTTTAGTTTTTCGAATTTTGCCTTATTAACTAATCTAGGATTAATAGGGTTATTGCGTATGCTATTAATAGGTACTGATTGCACTTTTAAAAAATTTATCGTTAATATCGTTTAATTCGTTCTGTTCTTCGTTCAGATGCTCTTGCCTTTTAAGTTCAAAGTTGAGGTGGTCTATTGCCTTTTGTATGTCCTTAGATATATCGTTATCTTCTTTTTTACCAGCTCTCATTAAGTAGGCTAGTGCTACACCTAAGTTATAGTTGTTGCCACAAAAGTCCTCGATAACTTCGTGCGCTTCCATTTTGTAATAAGTTCCTTTGTAATAATTTGGTGTTTTCATAATGTATCTACTATCTTTTTAATTCCGTTGTAGCAAGTAGCTATACAACTACTGCAATTAGATGTTGTCTTATATCTCGTTCTATGTATCTCATTGTATAGCGTAATCAGTTCTGCTTTAGCTTCTCTGTTTTGTGCTACTCCTGTCTTGCATAGTTCCCATACTTTTAGTATGCGCTGCTTCTGTTCTTCTGTTATAGGTTTTTCCATTTTCCTTTAGGGCATTTCTCTGATTTCCAACTTGCTTTAGTTTCTATTGGGCAACCACATAGGCTACACTCTACATCAGGTGTAAGGTGTGGACATCGAGAACAGATATATGTTCTGTCATAATATGTTGTTACATCTACATTTTCAAAACCACCTAGTACTCTCTTGCTTACTGCTTTCAGATAGTTATAGGTCTTTACCATCAAGTTTGGAGTGTCCATTTTCTTTCTGTTGTCCATATCTATAAAGTTTTATAATTCCTATTGGTGCGTGTTCGTCAGACAGTACTATATCTACATCATCAAAGGTCATTTCTTCTAAGTTAATAATGTATTCTAGTTGTCCTATTTCATCATAACATTCTATGATGCTCAATCCATAGCCTACTAATCGTTGTAAATCATCATAAATCATTACGCTTTTGTTTTAGTCTTTCTTTTATATATTCTTTTACTTTCTTTATTGTTATGTATATATTCATTCTACTTATCTTAGTCTTTTTACTAAGGCTAGTATAGGTATATTTTCTACCATCATTATCGCCAAGCACATACAATCTAAATAATTCTCTATCATACCAATATAATTCAGACAGTATATCATTAATCATATCACTATCCTGTATAAAATATAAATCATCAGGAATTAGTATATGTACTGCTTTAACAAGGTCATCATTAAAGGTAACATCTTTGTAAGGTCTATTGTATTTGTAGTAGTACTTAGAAGTCTTAGAGTAGTAGTTATTCTTGCATAGTCTTATGAAGTACCACTTAATCTTTTTATCTGCTATAAGTTGTTCTAGCTTTTCTGCATCTTCGTATAGATACATAAATACTTCTTGCGTAACATCGTCTAAGTGCTTTGCTGGTATGAAGTTAGCAGCAGTATCTTTTAATTGTGTAAATAGTTCATTATCAATCACATAGCATTATACGAAAAAGTATATATAAGTTTCAAGGTGTTGATAAATAGTTATCCACATAAGTCTTTTACTTTCTGTTTGTATATTTCTATCAGATATTCTAAATCTGACTTTGAGTATTTAACAGATTTATGGCTAAGTTGTATTATTTCTTCTGCTTCTTGTTCGCCTATCTCACTACATAATCTTCTGTAAAAGCGTATCTTTTCACCCTCCGAATAAATATTACACTTTACGCACTGTGGGCGACAATTATGCTCGTGCCATCTCGTGCTAGTATGTTTCCTAGACTGCATATGACCATTTTGCATCTCTTTGACGTGCTTGACTACACCACAAGTATAACACTCAACCATTCCACTATCATCAGCGTATGCCCACCTAATGTATTGGCTAAAGTGTTTGTCTAATTCTTTTTTAAGTTGTGCGTGTGTCTTTGTCTTTTTAGCCATTCATCATATTGTTTATCAGTTCGCCATTGAAAGTATAATGTAAGTCCTGTATAAGCTATACCTAGTATTAATGCTATTAAATATATCTCTCTCATTTTATTCTCTTTGCTTTGTTAATAGTCATAGCTATTGCTTTTTGACTTTGTTGATGCTGCTGGTATTCTGTTAGCCTACCTTGACTGCGTTTTTTTATGGCTCTTTGCTTGTAGTCATTAATCCACACAGACCAAGTACGCACATTAATAAAGGCACTTGTACCTTGTTCAGCATCTCTTAAACCTTTTTCAAATGCAAACTTAATCTCATCTATCGGTAGATTAGTATGGTAAGTAATTAAGTCATTGTATAGTAGTTGCGCCATTCCTTTCATCTGTTCCTTATCAGGCTTTTGCCCTAACGATGTGTAACACATACCTACTAAGTCAATGCAGAATACTTTAACATCATTGACTTGACCAGCTTTTAACATATCAAATACTCTCATTTTTCTTTTTGCGTTTATATTGTTTATTGTAAATCATTCTATCCTTTTTATACTCATACTCATATCCCATAAGTAATTTATATGGTGAGCAAGTTACTAATTTCTTCTTAGTCATTTAACATCTCGTTTCTAACACTTTGCCAAGTGTCCATTACATTATTCTTTTTAGTTCCAAATTTACTTTCGTTCTTACTCCAAGTCTTTAGCCTACGTGCAATATCAAAAGTCTTTTGTAATTCATACCTCAACTTAGTCTTAGACTTGTTAGGCTCTGTCCAATAGTCTATAAAGGCTTCTAACATCTCAACACTATACAGTTCTTTAAATGCAGAAACTTCCATTAGAAACTTATTAGTAACAGTATCTAAGTTGCGCTTCTTTCTAGGCTTATCATCAAGCTGGTAAGACTTATAGTTTACGACAGTTATAAGAGAGTTTTTAGTAGTACTTGATATGTCTATATACCCTTGTGATTTTAACTTCTGTAAACGCTTGTAAATAGTTGATGGCTTTAGGTATAGTTCTTCACTTGCAGTTATCCTACCTGTAATAAACTCACCCACATCTACCTTTCTACCATAGACTACGTTAGGTGTCGTGTTGGCTTTGAGTATGCACCACACAAACACCTTTAGTAGTTCTGCGTCTGCAAACACTCCATTATCTAATATCTTACGATGTAGCTTAATGTAACCTTGCATTACTTTATTAGTTTATACTGTGCGTATCTTACAGGCTCTCCAAACTTATTCTCACTCTTGAGTATAGTAGTTTCTATGTCATAGCCATCATCTTTTAAATCAAAGACTATCGCTGCTAATCTCATAATACTATAATCGAAGAACGCTTGAACAGGAGTTAATGCACCTACCTCTTGCAGATGTCTTAGTACTTTTTCTTTTTGTGTCAATTTCATAATTTTATTTGCTAACGGTTTCTTTTACTTCCATAATTATATCCATAAGACTATCATAAATAGTTTCTACGTCTTGATTATTGTCGGTAAATTTAATAATTTCTTTTTCATATTGGTCTGCTACTTTTAAAAGTCTGTTAAACTTTAGCTTTACTATCTTAGAGTGTGTACCCTTGAGATTGTATAGCTGCTCGTTAAAGCATCTAAAGGTAGCTATTAGTAATTGTAAATCTATTGTGTGTTCTTTTGTCATTACGCTAATGCTTTACGAATTTGTATTAGGTCTGCTATTGCTCTATCTACCTCATCTAACGCTTGTAGCTCGTTTATCCTCTCAATGCGTTCAGATTTGGTCTTGTACTCTGCAAACACTAAATTAAACGCTTCTATGTATTCAGGATACATTCTAGGGTTTTGTATGTATTGCTTGTGCAGTTTAAGATAATGGTAGAAGTTAGTTCTATGCTTACAGAAATGTTTAGCTAGTTGTGCTGGTTTCATACCACACTCCATCAGAATATTACTAATTACCATTCGAGCCATTACTTGCTCTTTGTACTTTGATTTTACGTTAATATCGTCTTGCTCGACAGATATATGTTTTGATGTTATAAACATCAGTAGTTCTATTTCTTTAGTTAAGTTCATAATTGTTTTTTAATATTACATCTATTCTTTGTTCACAAATTTCATCTAATTCATCACCATCTTCGTCCATAAGTATATCTTCGTACAAACCCATTGTGTACCACTCGTGTACTATACTTAATACTTCTATTTCAGATAGGTCGTATTTTTTTATTATCTCATATAACATTACCTTGTAGTTTTATGGTTATCGTCATCGTTTAATATCTTATAAATGTCAGGTTCAATTTCTTTTATCTTTCGATAGATTGCCCTTACATCTTTCATTACCTCTTGCCTAGTGGTCTTAGGTATGTCAGTACCTGTTACCGTAGTAACTAGGGATTGAGCCTTTTCTAATAGTTTACTTGTTGTCTTTTTCATAATCGTAAAAATCTTGTATGTTATATCCCTTACTCATTAATTCTAATGCGTAGCTATCTAGTTCTTTGTCTGTACCTTTAAACACTATGCCTTTAGCATATACGTTATCTACATAACTGCGACCTGTAAACATATCGCTTTTAACAACTGCACCTAAAGTATTGTTTTTAAATGTTATCAAAGTTTTCTTAACTATCGTATCGTCTGCTGGTGGTATAGTTTTTATAATAAATCTTTTATTAGCAAAGTCTAATAATCCGTACTCGTTTTTAGCACATTCATAATCAGAACCTTTGTTTATACCATCTTGCGTATAATATGGGAAAGTTTCATACATAATTAAAAAGGATTATCATCGCCAAAGGCATTATCAAAACTCTCTAACTTTTCTTCTTTAGATTGCTTAAACTTCCAAGCATCAGCAGATGTATAGTAGTTGCCCTTATACTCTCTTGATGATAGGTTAAACAATACAGTAACCTCATCGCCTATTGTTACATCTCTAAGTAAATCTACTTTATCTTGACCGAACAGATTAAAGCATAACTCTGAATTGTATTGACTACCTGTGTCAATTACAAACGATTGCTTTACCCATTGTTTACCAGCTTTGCTAGTTCCACTTTGTAAGTCTAATACTTTGACTAACTTACCTTTCATTTCTAAACTCATAATATTTAATTTAATTGGTTAATTTATCTTTTAAAACTTTCACTTTCATCTTCGCCAAACACACCTAATGCGTAAAGTCCAGCTAACTTTAATACTGCTCTACTCATAGCTCTTTTTTCTGCCATTTCCATAACATACCAAGAGTTAGTGTTACCATCTTTGTAACCCTCGCCTTTTAAGGCACTTCCAAAGGTTTCTATGGCACTTTCTTCGTGTAGGTTAGCACTAGCCTTAACTACTGCAAAGTTTGGCTCACATCGTATAACCTCGTAAGAGATATATATACTTAGGTTTGCTTGTATCTTGTCTATGCCACTACGAGTAATGATAGTGTAGTGCTGGTGCTTAAACAAATCATCAGAAGTTAATCCGTTATCTTTAAACACTCTGTTTAATGTTTCTTGCTTTGTCATATTAATATGCGACTAAATTAATAATTCCTAATATATCTAGCACTATTAAAAGGGTGGCTAGACTTAACCCTAAAGCGTATGTTATTTTTGTGTCTCTGCTCATTTCTTTAATTGTTTTTGTATCATACCAATAGTCATAAAGTACATCTCTTTCTTAGCCATCTCTAATCCTTCTGCTATCTCAAAGTTACCTTCTGTGATATTTTCTATACGATGTTTTTCTATTCGTGCAATAGTTTCTTTAATTTCTTCTGTTGCAGTTGATAGATAAATGTGTCTTTCTTTCTCGCTATTTACGTTGTAGTAGCTTGGGAAAGTTTCTTGAAATAATTTTTTTAGTTCCATAATTGTTTTTGTAAATAAAGTTGTTTTTTATCTTCTAATTGACATTTGAAAAATCTTGTCGCCAAAATTCTCTATGGTTTCAAGATTTGCTTTTGCAATCAACATCTGTTGAATTTGGTTTTGCATTTCCATTCTTTCAGTTTCATCAAGAAGGTCATTTGAAATGTCAAATTGTGCATCTCCAATCCATATGTCTAATTGTTCAATAATTTCTGTTAGTGTGATTTTTTTATCACTAATAATAGTATTTTTCATTGTTAGTTGTTTTGTTAATACTTTGGCAAATATAAACACTTTTTTTAAATATAAACAAATTTTTGTAAAAATATTTATATAAATATATATATACTAGATAGTATTATATATATAAACTATAATATATATATAGAGTATATTCTTGTTAGTGTTACTTCGTTGTTACGCTTTAAGTGTAAGTAACTGATTATAAGGGCATTAGGATATTTATAGGAAGTGTGCCATTTTCTTTGACTACCATACAACCTATTGCTGGTTTCTTTCCAGCTTTAGCATATGCCATAGCATAACTCTCGTGGTCGATACCACAACCTACTTGACTGCCGAAGATACGATACTTCTGACCTACATAGTGTTCAGTATAGCATTGTGTATGTAAGTGTCCTTGTACTGTATTCATCATATCGGCTCTGCATTTAGTTCTTGCAGTACCAGCTTCTCCATGTATGTATTGCACATCATCTTTTACATAGCGTTCTACGAAGTTCCAATTAGGCACTTCTAAGACATCTTTGTAGCTTTTAATCCACTTACTAGGGATTGCACTCGTTTGTGCCTTACGCATTATTATACGGTCGTGGTTGCCTATTAATACTGTTGCAATAGGGAACGCTTCGTACCATTTTGCTATTTTACTAATAGCTAGGTCTAACTCATCGCCACCACCCATACCATCAGCAGATGTTTCGTGATAGCTTGAATAGTGATTATCTATGACATCGCCAATAAATACAACCTCGTTGCAGTTATGTGTGTGGTATTGTTCTAGGCAAAATTCTAAATAGCCATCTAAACAGAAAGGCTCGTGTATATCGCCAATAACCAATATGTTATTAGTTTTGTTTTTGCGATAGTTTTGTAGTAGTAGTTCTTCATCAGGTTTTAATCGGTAACGATTATTTGGCATAGTGTTATTTTTTAATTTTCTCTAATCCCCTAGAGCCGAAGTATGCACCTATAACAGTAATTAAAACTATCTGTAACAAGTCCACCCATTTGTCCTCTACGACAAATTGAATTACTCCAGCATCTATAAATATAAGCAAAGTTGTTGAAACTACAAGCCAAGCTAAGACTAATGGTCTGATACTCTTAGATAGCCAACTATCACTTTGCATATCAGATTGCCAACGCTTAGTTACTTCTTGTTCTATAACTACTCTGTTTTCATTTAATATCTTTTCTAGTTCGTTCTTGAGTGTTAGTTTTTCTTCTTGCGAAGTTACAACCTCATCGACTATTTCAGACGCATCGCCTAAAAGTTTTGAAAATAAATTTGTTAATAAAGCCATATTGCATTAGGTTTATCATTATCTAAATCGCTGTGTATGAACGACTTACCTACACCAATTCTACGAAAACCAACCTTTATTAGTGCAGTAAGTATCTTTTGTCTATGGTCGCTATTAGTACAAGCTATATCAACTGCTAATCCTTTGATATGACTAGAGCCTACTCGACCACCTACATCTAAATTGTGTTTTGGTGTTCTATATCCACTTGTTATTTTAAAAGGTACACCAGCTATCTCTCTTGCTTCATCTAGCTTATGTAAGAAGTCTATGCACATCTTACCACCATCGCTAGTAGGTAATCCACTACCCTCTAATGTAGGACAATCAAATTCTTCAAAATCAAACCATTTTAACATTATTTTTGACTTTTAATAAATTCTAAAATTATATTAAGTTTTTCTTTAACCTCATTCATTTGTTCGTGTAGTACTTCGTGTCTTTTTTCAAAGCCTACTTTAACTTCTTTAATGCTAAAAAAAGCAAATTGATAAAGAACATATAAAGCACCCATCAGTAAAACTACTGACAAACCATAACCCTCTATTAATTTAAAAACTTCTTCCATTATTTACCTTGACCTCTGTAATTCTGTTTGTAGCCACTCTGTCCTTTAGATGCGTTTTTAGAGTGTCTATTTGGTCTTTTCTTCTTCGCTTTCTTGCGATATGTTCCACCTATTAGTTTAGCCATTATTTTCTTTTACGATATGATATATACTTGTCTATTGTATAGATAATTGATACACATAACAAAATGATTTGCAGTACTTGCTCAACATCTGTAAAGCTAATCATTAGCGTAACGCTATTTAATCCTAGTACATCTGCGTTTTGACTTATCAGACTTTTCATTTTCTTTCTTTGTTAAATAGCTTTTTAGCTTTGTTATATTTTCTTGCTTTATTTTATATGTCGAAACTCGCATCTAAGAAACTTCTAAGTGTTATTCTATTACTTTGCTCGTATCTATCCAATACTATACCACTAAAGTAAGTATCTTTTGTAGGTGCTAAATCCCCATTACTATTAGTGTTGTATTCAGGGAATAAATCGTTATTGTTACATAGATAATCTACTAACCTTGTTGCGTAGTATTCAGCAGTATTCTTAACTATCTCACGCATATACTTAATATCTTCAAGTGATGCTGGTGTAGATGTTTCTGAAATCTTACGCACTATATCCTTGTTCATTATTTTGTATGATAAAAAAGGTAAACACTCATACAAAGCATAGTGAATTAGTACAGGTTGTATATAATCATCAGTAAATGTTTGGTAGTTACCTGTAAGTGAACTAGCAGTTATATCTGCTTGTATCTTATCGTACAAGTCAGTACCTAACAACTGATGTATATGAATATCTTGTGCTACCTTAATGTATGGTAGCAATAACTCAACATCTACATTACCATTGATAGTAGTAGATTTTTTTATAGTGTCCTCACTTACAAATAATACTGCCATAGTTTAATATGTTGCTTTAGCTTTTTTTAGCTTTTTTATTTCTTGGTCGATAGTCTTAATGCTTTTACTAACTTCTTCTGCGTATGCTTTTATTTTACCTTGTGGTTCTACACCTAGTTCTTTAGTCATTTGTTCTATTTTCTGATAACTTGCGTTTGCTCTCAAATATGCTTTACCAGCTTCTTTATATATATCTATTGCTTTATTAATAGCATTAGTTATATTGACTGTTTGTAATATTGCGTTACTTTCTATATCATTAGCTTTACTAAACGCTTTTTCAAAGTCATCTACTATATTTAATTCTACCTTATGCGTGTCTAGTTCTATACCATTGAATAGTTTACCTAGTGCTATGTTTAATTCTTTATTGTTCATTTTAACTTAGTTTTTTATATTCTTGTAACATATTACTTATCAATTTATCTATATAAAAATATAACTTATCTAATTTTTTAAAATCAGGTATTTGTGCTGGTGCTATGTCAAGTTCTTTAGATACTCTATCGCCATCTTTCATATATGCCTTGTGTATGTTATCTGATTTAGATTTTAATTTTTTTAAATTAGATATATTTCTTGTAACAATTTTTTTTATTTGTTCTAAATCTTCTTCTGACTTATTAAGTGTTTTAGTTCCTATTTTATCTAATTCTTTTATATAATCTAAAAATATACTTAACTCTACCTTTTCAGACTTTAGGTTTAGTCTGTTTTGTTCTTCACTTAAATTCTTAAAGTAATTCATTTTATTATCCTTTTTTATTTTCTTATAAAACCTTTATCTGCTCTACGCTTTGGTGCGATAGCAACACTTCTTTCACTTTTCTTTTGTGGTTCAGGCTTAAATCCAGCACTTCTAGCTTTAGCAACACTTACAACCTTATCTGTATTAAGTGGTCTTTCGCCCATCTTAGTAACATATATTCTACGATACCATCTATGATGACAATTACCACCACCTTTATACAACCATATAGAGTAAGTATCTGCGCCACCAGCACCCCAACCTTTATTTACAGGCATTTTACCCATTCTTAGTATATCCTCTTTACGATATACTTTGTTAGCTGCTAACATCTTCTTGCAAAACTCTCTGCTATTGCCCTCTTCTTTTCTCTTTAAACCTTTATCTTCATTGTAGTAATATCTTACTCTGTAAAGGTTACCCTCTCTATCAGTACCATCTTGTTCAGATTTTGCTCTAGGTATTGCTCTACCTGTATTAGCTAACTCTAATTTCTCTAAGTTATACTCAAAATCAAAATCTTCGTGTTCGCCCTCTGCATCATCTTCATCTACTAACTCCCAATTCTCTAAATCCTCATCTTCACCAAACTCTGCTAAGAATTTATCTAACTCCGTATATTCAGCTAGGTTTTGTTCTTCAGCTACTGTTTCTTCTTCAACCTCTAATGGTGCATATCCTAATTCCTCTCTAATCTCATCTTGTGTAAGTACTTCTTTAAGCGTATCAGCATCAAACATAGAATTTAATGGCTTAACATCTTTTATGCTCAATGGTATGGTAACACCATTTACTGCTAAAAGTTTCTTAAAAGTCTTTAAAAGCTGATTTTGGAATGGTTTTACTACACTATTCATATATAACTCATATGCTTGTAGTAATTCGTTACGACCACCTAACTGCCCCTCTGTCTTAACCCCTAATAGCATAGGACTTGTTACCCTATGACCTATCATTATGTTTTGTACGCATAACTCATTGAGTACTGTATATTGCTTATCTGCATCAGATACTTGTATAGGTATAATTTCAGGCTTACTATTAGCATCATCACTAAACGTAAGTACAAATTTACCAGCATTATTAGAACCTGTAAACTTCTTAGCTATTTGTCTTTCTATCTGTACTCGTTCTTCTCTTGTTGGTACTCCGTTAGCGAAGTTAATAAAGTACGAGCCACTAAAACCATTAGTGATATTGTTTAAATGGAAGTCAGATGTTAAATTGTCTATCTGTATCCAATTCGTACTAGCTACATAATCAGGAGTGTGGTACAGTTCCATCGCTGGTGAATATAAACCACTATATAATAATTGGCTACCCTCACTTCTATCCATCATATTAAATGGTGCGATGTGTTTAGGTGCGTATTCTTTTTTACGATATTGTGTCCAATCTGTACTTAGGTAATAGCAAGGTACTTTACCATCTTCATTAGGTACACCTATTCTAACTTGCTCAACAGGTACGTGGTGTAGTTCAGCTATCTTAGTCTTATCTTTAGACCATATTACATTGATAGCGTATGCACCTTGTAGTTTTAAATCAAATGATAACTTAACAAATAATTCGTGTGCGCTTTCTGTACCATTAACTGCTGCTAAGAACTTCTTTAATGCTACATATTGCTCTAAATTGTCGCTATCTTCTACTATAAAGTCCTCACCAGCTATCATAGATGCAGTAGCGTTGATAATCGCACTATTGGTAGCACTATTGTTATATAAATCTATTAGGTACTGTGGGTAGTTGTTTTTGTACTCACCATCACCATACCCAATCCAATCAGCACCATTAAGTTCAATGCTTTTAGGTTGTACTTCGTTTGTTAGATTTATATTTATTAGTCTTTCTTTCATTAGAATTTGTATAAGTTATAGTCTAAACCCATAAATGAGTGTACTCCGTCATCTTCTATGTTTACAGAGTATGTTTTCCAACCTCTAGGGTGGTCATATTCTAGTACCTCTGCTTCTGCATCTTTAGGCTCTAAGCCTTTCCATAACACATCTACGTGGTATTTGTCAGATAGTACAGGTGCTTTAGTTTGTTCGCCACTTTCGTTATACTCGCCTTGCTCTAAAACGATATAGCCTAGTCTTACGATAATATGATTGTGCGATGGTACTACATCACCTAATTCAGTTGTTCTTGTACCTAAAGCGTTTATTTTGCTATCTGCTTGTACGCTATCATCAAACTCGTATTTACCTATCTTCTTCATTAGCTTGTTAAATTTTCTAATTCTGTATCACTTAAAGCCTCATTAAATACTGCTAGTGCTTTGCATTTGCCTCTAAAATAATTAGAATTTGCACCACTACCAAACTCTAAATTATTTAAGGTTGTTGCAGAATAATCAAAAACAAAATTATTGAAATTAGAGTTGGTTATTTCGCTACCATTTACAAAAAGTTTATTTTCTCCACTTTTATATTGAATTGCTATTTTATTAAATGAAGCAGTATCTACGCCTACTTGTGATTGGTCTAAAGCACGTAAACTTGCAGTTTTAGTAACTTCTGTGTCATCTTTTAGTAGCACTTGTACATCTCCACTACCATCAGTAAAAATTAAAATTCTATTATCAGTAGTCCCATCACTTATAGCAATTTGATTATCTGCTTCTTTATCATCTTCTGATAACATAGCTATCTCTGCATATAACACACCCTCTGTTGAGTTTATTAATGTACTATTACCACTACCATTTAGTGTTTCTGCTGCTCTTGTAACACCTGCTGCTGTTCCATGATTTGGTATGTACGATGTGGTGTAGGGTAAGTTT